GAACAAGGCGCGGGAGGTGAGCCTTGCCGTGGCACATTGAGCAGCGCGACGGGAAGCACTGCGTGATCAAGGACTCGGATGGGTTCAACCAGGGCTGCCACGACTCGCGCGCCGACGCCGTGAAACAACTGCGCGCTCTGTACGCGAAGGAGGACACCATGACCGCAGCAATCGCTCCGCTCCGTCCGGCGCGGGACTGGTTCTTCCGCGCCGAAGCCGACGGCCCCACCCCACCCACGTTCACAGCCGCCGGCGAAGCGTACGGCCACCTGGCGCTGTGGGAAACCTGCCACGCCGGTTTCCTGTCGGGAGAGTTCGGGGAGTGCGTGAAAGCACCCAGGTCCCCGTCGAACTACCAGTTCTTCCACCTCGGTGCCGTCGAAACCTCCGAAGGCGAAATGGTGGCCGTCGGGAAACTCACGTACGGCACCGGCCACGCCCCACTCGGGGTTGGTTTGCAGGCAGCGTCGGCGCACTACGACGACACCGGTTCCGTCGGCGCGTTCGTGCGCGCCACAGACGGCAAGTACGGCGTCTGGTTCTCCGGCGCCGTCAAGTCCGACCTGTCACCCGAAGGGCTGCGTGACATGCGCGCGAACCCGCAGTCGGGTGACTGGCGATCGTTCAACGGCCAACTCGAGCTGGTCGCGAGCCTCGCGGTGGTGGTGCCGGGGTTCCCGATCCCACGTTCGCAGCTTGCGCTCGCCGCGTCCGGGGTGGCGTCCCTGATCCTGCCGGGATGGACGCAGGAGGATCTGGTCGAACCCCGGTCGAAGGAATATCTGCGGCGCCGCGAGTCGCTTTCGTCCGCCGTTCGCGGTTGACCGTCCGGGTCAGGGTTCAGGCTCACCCCAGCAGAGAACATCTGCGCGGGAGGCTGCTCCACCACATGGTCCCCCTCCTAGCGGACGTGGTGGAGCACTCCTCCCACCCACCCGACCCATGGGCAGGCTACAAACAATGCCTCGCCGACCTCCCCGACGAAGGCCATGTCCTGATCGTCCAGGACGACGCGCAACCAGTACCAGGGTTCGCGGACGCGGTGCAAAAGATCGCTGAGCGGCACCCGGACAAGCCGGTGTGCCTGTGGATGAGCGCGATCCCCGCGAACGCCGCCGCCCGAGCCCGACGCGCCTACGGACACCAGCTGTATGTGCCGCTCGGGCCGGCGCCGTTCGTTCCGTTAGTGTGCGTGTTGTGGCCTGCCAGGGCCGGACGTGCGTTCGCGCGGTGGGCTGAGACAGCGTCTCGGCTCACCCGCGCGGACGATGGGAACGTCGCCCGGTTCATGCGACAGACCGGCCAGGAGTTCCTCGTCACGGTGCCCAGCATTTGCGAGCACGACGATTTCACGCCGACGGTGAAAGGCGGGAGGGGAGAGTCGCAGGGCCGTGACCGCTCCCGTGTCGCGGCCCTGCTAGCGGATGATGCCAGCCGCTACGACTGGTAGTGTCTGTTCCGGTAGCGACAACATAAAGTCGTCGTTCCCTATTCATCGTCGGCGACGCCCCTCCGGGGGCGTTCGTCGTTGTGTCGTCCGGAAGCGGGATGTACACTCCCGCGTAACGCACCGGCCGCGGGGCGGCGGTGCCACGGGACCAGGGGTTCCGGCTGTTACGTAACGGCAACTTGAAAGGAACCCCTGATGCCACCCGAACGGAAGGACGACGGACTGTTCCCCGTCCTGCCCGACGACCTCAAGGCGCTCACGAACGACGAGCGGCAGAAGCTGCTGGACGACCATGTGTCCGCCGCCGCGTTGATCGACGCGAACGACGAGGAGTTCCTCGCCGGTCTCTCGGGCGACGAGATCATCGAGCAGTACACGCAGGGTGTCGCGCAGATCAAGCAGATCCGTGAGGTGATCGCGGAACAGCAGGCCGAGTTCGAGGCTTTCGAGGCGAAGAAGGCGGAGCTGAAGGCCGAGCTGGAGCCGGAGCCGGACGCCCCGGAGGACGAGGGCGACGAGGACGAGGTCACGGCGGACGAAACAACGGAGGTTGTCGCGGAAGCAGAGCCCGAGGCAGAGGCCGTGACGGCGGACGCGGAGGAGAAGGTGCCGGTGCTCGCGGCAGCCCCCCGGTATGCGCGCCGCCCGCCCGCCCCGGCACCCGCACGCGAGCCAGAGCCGACAACTGCCCCCAACGGGGCCGCGCTGCTCGCGACCGGCGAGATGAGCCTGAAGTACAAGGAGCCGCTCGACCGGCGCTCCCTCGAGGGATTGGTCGGTGACGTGATGGCGCACCACGGGCCGATGCCGAAGATCCACCAGCCGGGAGAGGCCGGCAGGTTCGGTGGCCCGGAGCACAAGATCGCGAAGGCCGAGTATCCGTTCCCCGAGGAGCGGACGCTGACCGGGGACGTGGACCGGGACGCGGAGAAGGTGCTGGCACAGATCCCGGCGCTGTCGATGCCGGGGTTCGGGCAGTTCACCGGGATTCCCGGCCATGAGAACGCGCTGGTCGCGTCCGGCGGCATCTGCGCCCCCGCGACACCGTTCTACGGGATGGTGAACTTCGCGACCGAGGAAGAGCCGGTCTGGGATTCGCTTCCGGTGTTCCGCGCCGCACGTGGCGGCGTCAACGTCCCGACCAGCACCTACATCGCGGACATCACCACGGCCATCTCGAACATCTCGGCGGACGAGGACGCGCAGGGCGGAACGTTCGCGACGAAGAGCTGCCAGGCGCTCGACTGTCCCCCGTACACCGAGACGCAGGTGCAGATTTTGGCGCACTGCCGTGAGTACGGGAACCTGAACGCCCGGACGTGGCCGGAGAAGATCGCGCATGAGAACGCCCTCACCATGGCCGCGCTCGCGCGGACCTCCGAGGACTTCATGCTCGAGCAGATCAAGGCGCTGTCGATCAACGTCACCAACGGCGTCGAGACCCTCGGCGCGCTGATCTACCTCGTCGACGCGATCGTGAAGAGCAAGTTCGGGATCGCAGGCCGGTTCCGGATGCCACGCAACGCGAGGTTCACGGCGCTGCTTCCCAGCTACACGCTGGATCTGCTGTTGCTCGACACGATCCAGACGCAGTTCGACCGGTTCAAGACCCGCGGCGAGATCGACGCGTATCTACGGTCCACGGGGATCGACCCGGTCTACTACATCGACGGCAACTTCGCTGCCGGTGACGACCAGCTCCCCGACGCGGCGCAGACCGCGGCGGCGATCGACGGGTTCCCGAACACGGTGCAGTGGGCGCTGTTCCCGCAGGGCGCGTTCCTCGGGATCGACAGCGGTGTGCTGGAGCTCGGGATCGTCCGTGACAGCGTGCTGAACTCCACGAACGATTTCCAGGTGTTCGGGGAGCGTTTCCGCAACGTCGTGCGTCTTGCGCCCGCCCAGGCGGCGTACTGGATCACGACCGACTGGTGCCCGAGCGGACAGTTCCCGCCCGCCGGGACGGCCCGCACCTGCGAGTAGACAACTGATGGCGACTGAAAGGGAAGGGGGCCGAGAGTGAGCATCACCGCGGTAGGGCCAGCGGTTGACCTGGACGGTCCCCTTCCTGTCGCCCCGGAACGCTCGCTGCTCAACACCCTGTTGCGTGACCGCGAAGGCGACCTGGTCAGCGTGGTCAAGGACCGGGACGCAACACGGGTGTTGAACGGCGTGAACGTGTGGGGCTACCCGGAAGGCTGCTCCGAACTGTGGGAACCATGTTCGGACGGAACCTTTCGCACGAAAAGCGAGGACTCCACACAAACGACCAGCAGGTTCGACAGCTACGCGGTGTACAAGCCGATCACGTGTAGCGCGATCGGTCTTGACAACGACGGCACCCAGGAACTCAACACGAGGATCAGCGCGGTGCTGGAAGCCACCGAGTCAGCCGGCATCGAGCTGGCGCTGGCGGCAGGGGTGGACGGAAGCTCGAACCCGTTTGTCGGTGACGGCGACGTGCAGGACCTGACGCCCACTCCGGGCACAGCGGTGTCACCGGGGGTGGCTTTGTCGATCCTGGAGAACGCGATCGGGGAGACGTGCCGGACAGGGATGATCGGTGCGACACCAGCCACGGTCGCGGCGTTGCAGGCGTTCCCGATCGGTGACCTGTTGGACCGCAGGCTGGTCACCGCGAACGGAACCGCTGTCTATTCAGCCGACGGCCTGATCGGCCTCACAACCGCTGACCTGGCCGCACCCGACCCGGGTGAGGACTGGATGATCGCCCACGGACCCGTCGAGATTTACCTCGGGCCGATCGTCACGTTCGACACCCGTTCGTCCCTCGACCGCTCGGACAACAGCCTTGTGTTCCGGGCAGAGCGATACGTCCTTTCCATCTGGGACACCGCCCTCCAGGCGGCTGTGCTTGTGGACTGGTCAACGTGATCCGGAAGGAGGTTCACTAGCATGGCTTTCAACTGTGGAGTGTCGTTCGGCGCGTGCCTCGTTCGGATCACGCGGGTGGACGACAACGGCAACGTCATCGCAGGCGAGAACAGCTATGTGACGGACAAGCCGATCAGCATTTCCGTGAACCCGAACATCGAGGCCGGCAACAGCTTCAGCGTTCGGAACGGATGCGGCTGCTCCATCTCACGGCGCAAGTTCCCCGACACGTTCAACTGGTGGGAACTCTCGTTGCAGACGGCGACGCTGGAGCCCGAGATGATCGCGTTCATGCTTGGCGCGAACACGATCACCGACGGAGCCGACGTGGTGGGTGTCGCTTTCCCGTCCGCGCTGGCGTGCGACGAGGCGTCCCCCGCGGTGGCGTTCGAGTTCTGGAGCGAGCATGTTGTCGGCTCCGGTTTGGACGCGACATACCCGTACTTCCATTGGGTGTTCCCGTCGAGCGTGTGGCAGATCGGGGACAACACGTTCGAGGAGGGCCCCGCGGAACCGACGCTCAACGGGTTCACGCAGACGAACGGAAACTGGGGTGACGGCCCGTACGGAGACGGACCCCCGGACGGCGAGGACATCAGCGAGGGCGGGTTCTGGGCCACCAACGACACGTTGCCGACCGCTGAGTGCGCGGCGCAGCCGGTGACCTCGACCAGTTAACGCTGATGGCGATCGTTCTCAGCAGAAGGCCAGGAGGGGCCGGGGGCGGCGGAGCCCCCTCCGGCCCCGCCGGCGGCATCCTTGGCGGCACCTACCCCAACCCGACGTTCGCCACCGATGTCGCGGCACCGTTCGTGCTGGCCGAAACCACTGTTCCCGCTGGTGGCGCAGCCAACATCGACTTTCAGAACATCAACCAGACGTACCGGCATTTGCGGATCATGCTGCTCGGCCGCGCCGAAGCTGCGACAGCGAACATGCAAATGACGTTCAACAACGACACCGGCAACAACTACGACTGGGAACTCGTCGCGATGAGCACCGCTGTCGGAGCAGCCGAAGGCGTCGGTGTCGCGTTCGTCCGTGTCGGTTCCCTGCCAGGCTCGAGCGCCCCAGCCAGCGTGTTCGGAAGCACCGTGATGAACATCCCGTTCTACCGGGCCGCGACCCACAAGACATGCAGCTATCTGCAAGAACTGAAGCTCGCGAGCTCCACCACCAACATTTTCACGGTGCCGGGTTCGGGGTTGTGGAGGAACACGGCCGCGATCACCAGGATCACGCTGGCGCCGTCCACAGGGGATTTCAACGAGGGAACGCTCGCGGTCCTGTACGGGTCAGCCTAAAAGTGACCGGTGGCCGCTCTACGCATATACCGTAGGCTCCAGGATCTCCAGGACGTAGACCCCAACGGGCTGCCGAACAGCGGCGTCCCCGTCTACCAGACCGCGGTCTCCAGTTTCGTTGTCCAGACGATCGCGGGGGGCGCAGGCGGCAGTTTCTCTCTAGGCGCGTCGAACCTCGGTAACACGCTGGGTGACACCGGCGTGACCGGCACCCGTGTGGTGCTGGCCGGGATCGGGAACATCACCCTGAGCCAGCTGACGGACGCGAACGGCGGCACCATCTCGATCAGCGGCGCCGGGGGCGCGCAGTCAGTTCAGACGCAGGACAGGTTCAACCTGACCCTGTCCGGCAACACCGCCGGGGTCTTGCAGCAGGTCTCGAGCGGCACGCTGACGTTGGCGGGCGGCAACAACGTCACGTTGTCGCAGAACGGTAACGCGGTCACGATCAGCGGGGCCGCACAATCCGTTCAGCCCGAGACCCAAACGTTTCTGGGGGGCGTCAGCGCGTCG